TGAGATCGCGGAAAACGTAACCGTGCCCGTCAATGCCGCGCCCGGCTACAACGATGCCGGTCTCGTCGGCTTCTTCGCCCGTCGTAACCGCCGGATCGATCGCCACCACGATCCGCGCCATGTCGGGCGCGACCTTAACGCGGTATTTCTCGATCAGCGTGCTCGACCAGAGTGCCCCCTCGATGTCATCGAGCATCTCCGCGTTCAATTCCTGGCGACCGAGTCGCGTGCCTTCGTAACGCTTTACAATGCGCGCGAAAAAGCCGGGAGCCAGATGCGCACGGTTGTCATACGTGGATCCGCGCGTAATGACGGTACCGGGGTCTGCGATCAGATCCCTGACGAGTTTTACCGGCTTCGGGGTCGTCGTGACGATCGCCTGGGGCACGTCGCCGAGACGCAGGCCGAACATCGCCTGCTCAAAAGCCTCCGGACGCCTCCATGAAGCGAGCTCGTCGCACCAGAGCTTCATGTGCTGTTTGCCGCGGAGCCGTTCGGGCTCATCGGCGGTAAAGATCAGCGTCCGGGCGCCGTTGGGCCATTCGAGTCGCCGCTTGGAAGGCAGATACTTCGGCCGCTCGTTCCGCGGACAAATGGCGAGGATGCCACTTTCGCCCTCGATCATGATGTCCCGCGCGTCGTCAGCGGTGGCGCCGATCAGATTGACCAGACGGTTGCTTTTGACCCACTCACGGCACTTTTCGGCGCCGACGCGGGTTTTTCCGAATCCGCGACCGGCCAGAATGAGCCACGTAGCCCAGTCGCCCCCGCCTTCGAGGCCCTCCGGGGCAATCTGATTTGGCCTTCGCCAGTTACTCCAGTCACGGCGCAGCGCTTCGGCTGCGGAATCACTCAGGCTTGCTATCGCCGCGTTTCGCTGCTTCGGCGGCAGCAAGGCCAGCCACGAGGCGAACGAGTTCGCGTTTGGCGTCATCGGGGTCTGTAATCTCCAGCTCGCCCGTGACGGCGACCTTATTGTTCGCGTAGCGGTCCGGGAACCGTCCTCGCTGGCGGAACATCAGCAAGGCGTCCGATTTTTTCCACACGCCGAGGATTTCGCCCCGCTCGAACTTGAGAATCGTCTTGCCAGTGGGATCAGTCGTGGTGAGCTGCAGGCCATTCTCCGGATCCAGACACGGAATCTGCTCATATGAAAACTGGCCCTGAAAAACGAGCGGTTCGAAGACGCCCTTGTATGCGCGTTCCGAAACCTCATCCTCGTAAGCGTCGTCGCCCTGCGCCATTGCTTTGGCGAAGCGGGCAGGATAGGCGGGATCGGAGTCCATCCACTTATAGTGCGAGGTCCTGCCGACCTTCGCATCTTCGGCCGCCTGCTTGATACTGCCGGTGATGGCGATAGCGGCCAGAAAGGCGCGCTGCTTATTCCGCAGCGGGGTTTTGAGCCGTTTGCGCTTCGGCTTCGCGGGAGGCGCCGGCTTACGCGGCGCGGGCTTTGGCTTTCGTTTCACTTTGAATCTTCGACATGGCTGCGGTGAACGGTCAGCGCCGGCACCTGCGAGTGCCTATATTCGGCCAGCGGATCTTTTACGAAACGACCGCGAACATCCCGCAGGCTGACCGTGTAGTTGTCATCTATCGGCTGCATGAACTCCACAGCCACGCGCATCTCGCGCAGTAATCTGACGAAGTTTGCCTGCCACTCTGGCGGCATGGCCTGCAGGAGTGACCTGGGGATAACAAGATAGCTGGAATAGGTCAACCCAAACCACGTGTGGACGTGACTATCGCGCCGCCCGTCGTAGAGGGCTGAATCGATCATATTGCCACGCTCAACTGATCTCCGGCATAGCTTCAACAATCAACAGAAGCCGCTTCTTCAGCAACAGCCGCAACGCCGCGTTTTCGCGCGCCTGCTTCATCGCCTCGGCTTCCCATGCGTGCGCGGTGGCTTTCCAGGACGCGGCGCCCTCAAGCAACTCGGCCTTTTCTTCGAGCGAGAGCTTCCAGGCTTCAGCCATCGAGCGCCGGGTCCCACGCGCACTGCTCTCCGTTCGCGTCGTAACACCAGCGCGCCTTCGCAGCTCGCGTGTCGACGTGGATATAGCCGGTAGAGCCCAGTGTTACGCCGATTCCGCCCAAGGCGAACGCCATAATCTTACGCGCGGCCTTATACATCTCGGCCGGAGTCATACCCTGGATGACGATATCGGCAGCCAGGCCTTCTTCGTGCTGGGAGTGCGGCACGCCCCCCACCGCAGCGTTGTGGATCGCGCAGCGATAAGCGTCGTCGATGGTGATGGGGACACCAACGATCGCGCGCAGCGCTTCGAGCGAATCCACAAGCACCTGCTGGCAGGCATTTACACCGCAGTGGTGGCAGGCCAGTTCGGCCTCGCTGAAGTGGGCGGAGTGCATTAGGGCTTGGCGGGGGCGGTGGCAACGTTGGCGGCGTGGAGAGCGCCAATAGCAGCGATGATCTGAGTCACCACGGCCAGACCGAGTTCGCCGAGCACGATATCGCCCGACACATTCGCAGACACGCCGCCCGGAATCGCGGAGATGATCACGGGCGTGTCGGTGTCGACAACCTGATTCACCACACCGAGGATCTGGGAGATGCTCGCAAAGACGTTCGAGAAGCTAATGGCTGTTTTCATAAATTGTTCCTACGTGAGATCGATCAGTGCGAGCGCGTTGGGCATCTTCGCGACTCCGGGTCCGTAAGATCCTTCCAGCGAATGCTCGAAATGCGCATCGAGCGCCTGGCCGATGTTGATGGCATTAAGCCATCCGTCAAAAACCGCTGTCATACCCGCGTGGATGAACTCCGGACGGGGTGGAACATGCGTAACGATGTCCTTCGTATTGGACACCCGCACCAGGCAGACGTTCGCGTCGCAATGGGCTTTCCACGCCACGTCGCCGACCCGCGGGCTGGCGAACACGATGCAGGTAACCGGCGGCCACGATCCCGCGGGCGCCACGCTTCCCACCTTTGCCAGTTGCGCGGCCGATGTTTTTTCGTTACTTGCGATGCTGGCTGCCACCAGGGTGGCCACCGCCGCGCCGAGCGAATGCCCTATCACGCAGATCTCAGAACCGTTGCGCACCGCGGTTTCAACCGCAGTCATGATCGAAGGTTGAAGGGCTTCGAACACGGTCTGGAATCCAGCGTGGATTTTGAAGCCACCGCAATCGACGAGCAGCGCGTCGAAATCGTCTATCCATTCGTCCGGCGTTTCCGTGCCGCGAATCGCGATGTAGACCACGTTGCCGGCATAAACCACAAAACCAAAGAAGGGGTTGTCGGGCGAGATCTTGCCGAGCAGTTTATCGGCGCGGATCGGTCCGGCTAGTGTGTAGCCAGCGGGAACGTCCGGCGTCGCCGTCGTCACGTTGTACGCGGCCTCGGCCAGAGGTAGTGCCACGGAAAGCAGGAACGCCTTATCGATGATCAGAACGCGTGCCCCGCCACGTAAACCCGCGCAGCCAGGATGACCACGACGAGGGCGACCATGCCAACAGCCTTCACAGTCTTGCTGAATCGCGCTTTCGGCGAGAGCTTCGCAGGCGGCGGAGGAACGGGAGGAGCCGGAACGATAGCCGGTGGAACGGGGACGCCAGGAACGACAGCGTCCGGCGTGGGCTCGTCCACCATGATCACGATCGCATCGCCCGTGTAGTTCGGGATCGGAATGACCCGTGCGCTGCCTGGCACATAGTTGGGGATCGGAACTATTGATTGCGCGAACGCAGACAGGGAGAGGATTGCGAAGACAAGGAAGAGTTTCATTTTGCTGAGAGGCTTTCGTATCACGCGGCCGCCGTGGAATATCGATCTGTGCGGGTCGCTATCGGACGTGCCCGGTAATTCTCGATGCGCCAGGGACAATCCAGCTGCAGCCGAAGCCATTCGTTCTGCATCCGAAGATCGACGATCTCGGAGCCCAGGTCGCTGGCCTGCGCCAACTCGCGGCGCAGCGCGGCTGGCCGATCCGAATCGTCGTGCGTGCCGTCGCTCCATTCGCGTATCATCTGGTCTGTTGATACATCGCATTCGGTCCGACAGGCAGATCCGCCGTCCGAACCTGCGGCGCCAGTCGCAATGCAGTCTCCGCGGCCGCTTTCCACGCGGCCCGAACACCAGGCGAAGCGTTTTCGAAGAGCAGCGGTTCGAGCGCCTGCACGCGGCCGGGCACGCCCGGCGGGAAGCGCGCGATAAAGAACGCCGTGTAGAGAAATTCCGTGAAGTCGGAAAAGCTGAGGCCTTCGGGCTTCGGAACCGGAACGGGTACGTTCACGCGGCGACCTCAGCTGGCTGCTGCGCCTGCCACATCCAGCTTTCGAGGATGCGCTTTGCCTGATCGCGGGCAAAGGTGGCATTTTGTAACTCAAGCTCTGTGCTCACGAGGCGATCAGTCAGGGATTTCAGATCGGAGGCCTCAGTTTTCGTAATCATGTGCGCGGCCTCCAGTGAAGAGCGAATATCAGGGCGGACAGAGCCAGCACGAGAAGGAGGCGTCTCATTTCTTCGCCTTCGCCACGTCGGCGGGTTTCACGTCGGCGCTTTCGATCTCGACGGGCGTGTCGCGCCCGAAGACCGGAAGCAGCAATGTAAGCAGCGTGCCGCCTTTGATTCGGCTGATCACGGCGGAGCGGCCGGCGAACGATCCCGATTTCACCGTGACCGATACACCCACCACATATGGGCAGCATGCATCGGGAACGGGGTGCTCGACGATCTCCCGCAGCTCGCGGATTTCATCGTCGGGAATCTGGACTGGAATTTGATCGGTACTCAAAATCGTTACGACGCCGCGCGTTTGGCAAATCAGCGGCGCGTCGGCGGGATCGAACCGGGCAAAAATGTAACCGGGGAACAAAGGGCGTGTGGTGACCTTTTCACGGTCACTCCATTTCAAGCGCTCATCCCACGTGGGGAGAAATACCTCAAAGCCTTCAGCGCGGAGTTGATCGCGCACTGTGACCTCAAACTTCGATCGCACGTGAATTGCAAACCAGAAAGCCCGCACCGATGTGCGAGGACCGCGGGGTACGTTCATACCCCAGGTCAATATGGCTGCCGCCACGCGTAGCTGCCTGGCGGCTGCCATCTCCTCCGGGGCCTGCGCATTGCGGGGCGAAAGCACTACGTGCCTTTGAGTCCCATCCGCGAGGGCGGAAATGGAGATTTGCGTGTGCGGCAAACTACCTAATCGGCGCGGGCCGGAAAAACGTGCAAACCGCGTTTCTAGATCTTCGCCACGGCATCGCCAAGCGCGAGGGTCACGCGCGTCAGTTTCTCGTTCGCGTGATTGGCGACGTTCAGTGCAACGGCGCTCGCATCGGTCGATTCCTGAACCTTGCTGACGATGTGGGCCTCGCTCGCATCGCGCTGAACAACAGCAGCTGCAAATGCGAGGCGGACTTGCTCAGCCTGAAAATCGCGCGCTTCTTTTTCGTGCGCGTAGCGGTTGGCCTCGGCGGTGCGGTCGGCGCGGCGGTTGACCGCCGTTGTGATGATCGACCCGAGCGTCGCGATGATCGTGCCATAGAGCGCGAGGTGCGCGCCATCGGGCTGGGCGAGAATGACCGCAACGCTGCCGAGGCTCGCTGCCTGCAAGGCTGAGGGTAGATGTTCCAAACTACCCTATCGGCGCGCGCCGGAAAAACGTGCAAAGGGCGGGAAACCAGGTGGAATTATTTTCTCGGATTCTCTTGACATAAAGCAGCAAAACGGCTATTCTGAATGAGTAAGCAGGCCGGGCAAACCGGCCCCTTCAATAAGGACAAAATGAATCAACTTTTACAGCAGCCGATTTTTCAGATAACGCTTCCGCTGATGGTGACTTTCGTCGGGGCGATATGGATCGCGTCATGGTCGCAAAATAAGCGCTTCGATGATATTCACCGCCGCTTGGACGAAATCATCAAGCGCCTGGACCGCATCGAGACAAAACTCGACGATCACGAAACGCGCATCACGCGGGTCGAAGAGCGCACCTCGCCGATTGGACGGAGATAGCAGTCAACCCGGAGCCGGGCGCAAGTCCGGCTTCCCTCCACTTATGATCATGTCTATCGAGCGCGAAAAAA